GAAGGCTTTGCTTGCTAAAAGGTGCCAGCTCTCCGCTAGGAAATTGCGGATCCCACCCTTTGAAGCGCAGGCCTGGCGGCAGCTCCTGATAACTCCCTGGTTCGGCATCCATGTAAAGCGGCTCATCATCGTCCTCTTCATCCGATGGCCCCATGCCCTCTTCCCATTCAAAAAAGCCGCCCTTGGCCGCGCTTACGCGCGCATTGACCAGCGCCGCCTTCTCAAAGCCATCAAGGTGGTGCATGCGGAGAACGGCAGTCACCAGCCAGGGCAGGCCTCGGCGCTGGCCAACCAAATCTTCCAAAAACCCATGGATAACTTCGTCCGCCGGCACCTCAACGAAATTGAGCCCTCCAAAACGGTAGTCAGCGTCAGACGCTGAGAGCGTGCCGAAAAGGTACGCAGTCGCCTTGCCCCATCGGTTGTACTTGATACCTTGGCGGATAAACTGCCCGTCTGGCAGGCGGTCTTCATTCACCTCCACCGGGCAGCGCTGAGGGTCGAGCACCTGCAGGGCAAAGCCCCAGCCGTTGTGCTCGCTTCCGTAAACCGTGCGCAACATAAACTCGCCATTGATCGCCGCATCCTCGACCGCTCGCACTAGGATCTGGCGAAAAGAGCGCCGCCCGGTAACGTCGCAGTTTTCGCGGCGCCCCCATTTGGCAAAGTCAGCCTCGATCGCGTCATTGGCCGCATCATCCATTGAGCCGTCGCGATCTCTGGCCTGCGCCTGCAGCTGCATGCCCTTGCGGCCTACTACGTTTTGGCGCACCTGGCGCACGAAGCCGCGTGCGTAGTCATTGGTTAGCACTAGCTGGCGAGATCGAGCGACCAGCGGGCGCTGATTCTTGTCGATAAACTGATCCGTCGGCACGGGCGCGGTCGGCAAGTCTTTGGATAAGCGGTCGGCGCGCGACTGCGCCAGCAAGCTGCGAGCGGCGGCGCGCGCCTTATGGAGCGCGCGGTTTATCGGTTTTTGCTCTACTGGCGGCGCTGCGCGCCTTGATCGAAAGACGCTAAACATGGCCGAACCTCGCTAGCACTTGGCGCCCAAGCGTGCTACGCCCTTTCTGTGCTGCGCGCTGGCGTCGCACTTCTTGTCGATACACGTCGCGGAGCTTTAGGAGCTGGCTGATAGACGTGCGGCGTAGCTCGCGGTTGTTGATGCGGTAGCTATCCTGGTCTTTGCTTGCGCGTCCTTCGATCACCGCCTCGATGGCCTGCAGCGTGCGCTCGGCATGGGTGCGACCATCGAACTCACTGACAGCCGCTAAGTCGGGATCAACCGTTAGGGTGCCGGTCTCGACTTCATGCACCTCGGCACCATCCGTCACGCGCAGGCTGTACCAGTAATCGCCAGGCTTCCAAGTGGCCGTTACATCAGCAGCAGCCGTGAAGGTATGCAGCTTGCCATCAGGCTGCGAGACTAGATCGATAGACTGGACGCCGCGCAGGATCAGCGCTGCCGACCAGTCCGGCGCCGGGTATGCAGTCAGCGCCAGCGATAGCGCCAGCGTCGTTCCTGCCGTAGTGCTTTTCGGGATGCCTGCCATGCGTCACCAGTTGTTAACCCAGCTCTTACGTGGGCGCGTTGCTTTGCGCCTAGTCTTACGGCTGCGAGGCTTGGTCTCCGCTGGCGGTGGTTCCTGCGGCTGCTTATCCTCCCGCCTGGATAGGGGCGGATCCTCTGTTTCATCAGGCTTTTCGTATTCAGCTAAGCGAGCGGCATGGCGCTTGAGGCTGGGGCTCGCGATCTTAAACGCCGCATAGGCGTAGACGCGACAATCCAGCGCTTCGTTACGCGGGCGGGTTTGGTGCCATTCGCGCTTGGGTACGCCCTTAATGTATTTCGTGACCAGCTTTTCGGCAGTGAGCTGGTGAAACCACTCAGCCTCGCGTTCTGCGGGAATATGGCAGTAGCCAGGACCGGGGTGCTCGACGGCCAGTCGGCGCATAATGGTGAGCTTGGCCTCGTCGGTGCCGATAGCGAAGAGGTCCACCTTGCGCTGCCCGCGACCGGTCTTCTTGCGTGACGGCGCAGTCACTACAGGGCGATCCCAGCCGCCAACGCCCTTGATGGCGAACAAGCGGCGTCCGGTTTTGCCTCGGGCGTACTCATAGGCCCGCTGGGTGTAGCCGCTACTGCCGCCAGTATCCAAACAGGCCGCAACGATCCCTAGCTGTGCGCCGCTTTCATGGGTCCAGGTGGTGGCCAGATAGTCATCCAGGTCGCGCCACACGTCCTCCTGCAGCGGGTCGCCCCAGAGCACGGTGTAGTCCACCGACCAGCTCTCTTCACCGTGACCCCAGGCGACGGTCTCCATTTCGAGGCGGTCTTGCTGCATATCGATGCCGGTAGTCAGCACCACGCCGCCAGAAGGCACCGGCGCGCGATAGCTTTCTGCGCGCTGCATAAGCACGTGCGGCTCAGCTTGCTCGCCCTGCTCTTCCCACGTTTCAGCTAGCGAGACGTTGATAAACGACTGCAAGTCGCCTGCTGCCTTCTTGTCGAGGAACGACTGCACGATGTCGCGTAGGCGGCGAAAGCAGCTATAGAGTTCATTAAGGTGATAACTGGCATGGCCGCGAAACGGCTTGCTTGATTTCCAGCCAGCGCCCACTTGCTCGGCAGTTCGGATAGCGGCGATACGCTCGCCATCATTCCAAAGGGTGCCACAGTGCTTGCAGGCATAGCCCGCGGTCTCGGGCTGGTGGTTGCCTTCGTCGTCGCGCTCCCAGCTCACTTGATCCCAGCTCAACGTCTGTTGCTCATCGCAGTGCGGGCACGCCACATAGAAGTGGCGCTGATCTCCCTGGTCATAGGCGGCCTCGATGCGGCTCTCACCTTTGATGGTTGGCGTTGAGATCTCCACTAGCAGGCGCTGATCGCCAAACGTGGCAGCGCGCTGCCATAGCAGCTGCACCTCATCACCCTCAGGCGTGCCGCCATAGCCGTCGATTTCGTCCGCAACGATCCACGGCGCAGAGCGGCCCCTCATCGTCTTTGTCGAGCCCGCCCAGGCGAACATGAGAAAGCCGCCAGGGTAAGATTTCATGCGCTGGTTGTTGACGCCCTCATGGCTGCGAGGCTTGGCGAGCAGACCCTGCAGAACCGGGTTAGCGTCAACCATGGGGTTGAACTTGGTTTCTAGCCACGTGGTCAGGTCGCCCTGACTGGGCTGCATCATCATCTGACTGCGCGGCTCGTGGGCGATGGCATAGCCTTGCAAGCAGAGGGCAAGCTGCGTCTTACCGACCTGTGCCCCCCACATCAGGCTGATTCGATAGCACCCAGGATGCGTGGCCATGTCCATTGGCTCGCGCTGGTAGGGCGCGTTGTCGAAACGGATCGGGCCGGGAATAGCGTTGCCGGAAGGAATGCGGACGTTTTGCTCTGCCCACTCGCTCGGCTTTAACGGAGCTGGAGGCACTAGATGCCGGGCGCTGCGCTTGAGAGCACGCAGTACGCCTGCCGCGTTGCTGAACTGCTCTGACGCATCAATCATCGATGTCATCACCGGCCTCTTCGTCATCTAGCTCGATGTCGGTTTCGGCGGCTGACTCTAGCGCCTGGACCAGCTCAGCGGCCAACACCTCTTTGAAGCGAGCCTCGTCGGTTTCGCCGATCAGCTGACTAACCACACGGCTGGGCACGTTCATCACGTTGGCGCGAACAGTGGCGTTCTCTAGCGCGCGAGCTCGCTCAAACTCATCGATGGGTGCGACCAAGCGGCGGGCGGTAGCAAGATCCAGTTCAGCCTGAGAAGTCTCGGCGGCCAGCTTGCGCATCTTCAGCTCAAACTCGCCTAGCGGACCATCGCCCTCAGCCTCAAGGCGCGCCTGATCGCGAAGCCACTCGGACACGTCCCGAGTATTGAAGCGCCACGGCTTGCCCTGCCTGCCTTTCTGATCATACGGGCATCCGCCGCGAATCCAGCTCGTGACAGTGTTGAGCGATACGCCAAAAACCTCGGCGAGCTCCTCGCGATTGACTGCCTTTCCTTTTCCCTTGAACGCCATGGCTTCCTCAAACAACAACAATCAACCGGATCTGACGCGCCTCGCTCACACAAACTTCCGCGACCTTTTCTACCCGCAGGCCCCACCCCCGCCGGGAGTACCTAAAAAGTTTCGCGCTGCTCGCTGCTCCATTGCCTAGCCCTTGCCTTTAACAGTGCGCGCGATCTTCTCCCCACTACGCCCCGCGATGTAACCACCTACGCCTAGTGTCATGACATCCCATAGGCGCTCGGGCAGATCGAGCTGCAGCCCCACTCCCAGCATGGCCCCTAGGTACGGCGCCACTAAGTAGTTGTTAGCAATGATCGCAACGATGGTGGTCATCAACAGTGGGCGCCAGTTACGTTGCAGCCAGCTATCGCCCTTGGCCTCAGCCAGCACAATCTCCATCTGCGACTTGAGTGCAGAGTTGTCCGCATCAATTAGCTGGGCTTGGATCTCCTGCTTAAGCCGGTTAGCCTCATCCTTGTCGGTCACCGCCTTATCGATAACGCCAAACAAGGGCGATGCTATAGCCCCTAACGCCTTCCCGATCAGATTCATTGCCTGTCGCTCCACTTGTCGATGATGATTCGCGACGCCTTATCAATACGCCCGCGCAGCCAGTCCACCCCCATAAAGGCAATAGCTGACCCAGCAAACACGCTGAGGTCTTCTGGCATATTGAGATAGCGCAACAGAGGCACCAGCCCCAGGGTGATAAACCCAACAATGGCCGCCTCCATAAACGACTTCATCGGTTTACCTCCAGCATGTAGCCCGCGCAGCAGGCTGACAGCAAAGGCGAGAACAGGCGCATAGAAATACTGTGCGAGCACCTGCAGCCACCCCGGTAAATTCGGGTCTTTCCATGGCATTACTGACCTCCACTGCCCATAAAGTGAGTGATGCGCTCATACCGAGCGCGGCGATCTGCCAGCCCATTGAGACCACCATTGATCTGGCGGGTAATGCTCAGAACGTCAGTAGCCGTCACGTGCTGGCGCCAGTACCACGCAGCCGCCATCGCGCCATAGCGCGGAATCGTCGCTAAGCGGTCTGGGTGAGTAAGTAAAGGAAGCCCTGTGTCGCGCTGACACCGTGAGTAATTGTCGCGGCCTGTCAGCTGAATAGGCCCTCGGCCTCTAAATCGCCAGCCGTCGCCTTTCATGGTGTTGCCCATGCGCCCGCCATACACGTGGTTAGCAAGCGCCTCAGGGTTGCGCGCAAAGCCTTTTGTGCTAGCGGCATCAGGGAAGCGGCGAGGCCATACAGCGCGCAGGCGCTCCATGGTGTAATAGAGGGACTCTTCTAGGCGGGTCAGATCCGCACTTTCATGGCCAAGCTGCGCCAAAAAGTGCGCCACGATGCGAGGGTCATCAATGTTAGCCCACTCAAGTGCGTCACTCAGCGCTGCAGCCCAGGCGTCTGGGTCTGGGCATCGCGGCATTGCAGCGCTCAGTAATGCTGGGCTGACAGCATCCGGCGTTACTGGCACTGCGTCAACGGCATCTAACCAGCTCATAAAACCCCCTATTCGTTATGAATAGAGAGCCTACGCACAGCGGGCGCTTGGCTCCGCTGGGAGTAGTTCAGAGGCTAAGCGGCATTTGCGGACTGGGTGGGCGGCGCTCGCCCCTGCTGGTGATCGGCCCTGCATACTCAACATCGATGTCGAGGATATAGCCCAGCGTGAGCGGCGAGATCTTCACCGAGCGGGCCACCACCTCGATACTGTCGCCACGGCGCACCATATCGCGGGCATCGATAACGTTAACGACCCATTTGCGCGACATGCCCAACTGCTCGGCGATCTCATCGGCATTCAGCCCCGTATCACGCAACGCCAAGATGACGCGATTCTTAATGGCCCGCTGCAGGTACTTACAAGGGGATGGGTAGAGATGCATTCCGCCGAATTGCTGACATAGCGCCACAGCATCCGCATAACCCAGCATCGCCACCAGCGCGTGATTGACGTGCAGCTTGTCCGGCTTAGGCACATACACGTAAAGCGTCTTGCCACTACACCGCTGGCGCAACTGACGCACCAGGCTTAATGCCTGATCGCGCCCAATAACATCGGCAATCTGCTGAACGCTCGGCGGTAACTGCATCACTTCCTCCAGTCAGTGCCTGCAACCAATCGAAGCGGCTCGCCCGCCACCTCAGTAAGCGGTAGCGCCATATACTCACGTAGCACCGCTCTAGCTTCCTCAAGGCCTCGCGCCAAAACAGCCCCATAGCCGCGCTCATCCGCCAGCGCCAGCCAGTCGCGCTGTGAGGGTGCGGTTGCCGCATGCCGGGGCGGCGTTGCTTTAAACTCCAAGTACAGGCCATGCAGACCGCCGCGTGCCTCCATCACTACCAAATCAGAAACGCCCGACTTCACGCCATGCGCCTTTAACTCTGCACCGGTTCGCTTATTGCGTTGACCCCCGTTAGGCACGTGATACGTCACAGGGTACGCTTGACCCACCTCGCTACCCCTGCGCCACTCCCCGTACAGCCAGCTCATCAACGCCTTCTGCTCACTGCCCTCATAGTCACGCGGAGAGGCGCGGTGGGGCGCTGTCGTTCTCACGGCCCTCATAGATCTAGCTCCTGGTTCAAACTCCATTCCAAAAAGCGCTGGTGGATCTCGCGCCATGCCTGAGCTGCGCGGCGGGCCTGCTGGCCTCCCTTTTGCACCTTATCCATCGCTCTGCTCTCCCTGATCGTCTAAACCCTCAACGCTGCGGCAAAACACCGTTACGGCACACGCGACGACGAGAAACACGCCGAACAGCATGCCCAGCAGGAACCATGTCACGCCGTCCATCGGGCACCTCCTCGTTGCTTACGGCGCAGGCAGTGCTTGCACGCGGGTAATGGCTCAAACGTACCGGGGTCGCGGAATTCGCTAGGCGGCTTGCGGTACTGGCACTCCGGGCATTTGGGCTGCTGATAGGCTTGGCGCGTCATGCAACACCCCCTGCTGGCGCGATGTAATAGCTCTCTAGCAACGGTACGGCGGGCAGTTCACACTCCCCATGCGTCGTGAGGCGATACCCCGTGATCGTGCGGGCCACAAACTGCTGTTCCACCAGCGCGTCGCACGCCACACGCACCTGGTGCAGCGATACGGGCAACTTATGGGCATGGGCCAGCGCAGCGAGGTGCTGTGCATCACAGGAAGCTGAACGCGCAAGCAGGCGCAGGACGATGTTCTGGTGATCGATGGGTTTAAGCGCTGACATTAGGCGGCTCCTCTAGCTAACTTCTCGAAATAGAACTCAACCTTGATCTGAGTCTCAGTAATCAGCCCGTGCTTTTTTGCCATGCGATAAGTGGGCGTATTACGATCAAGCGCGCCAACGTAGCCAGCTAGCACATCGCGCCACTGGTCTAGCGTGTACGTAGCTTTTGACAGGTTGCAGGGAGCGCAAGCGGGCATGAAGTTGTCAAGCGAGTCATTCTCAATGCGATCTGCGCCCACCAGCTGAGTTTTGTAGCCCATCCCCGGCTGCTTGGTCAGTGAGTGGCGACGAAAGACAGCTTTGACATGATCGGCATGCCAGCGCCTGCCGAGCTCTTCACCGCAGTAGGCGCAGCGGCCATCAAACATGCCAAAAAGCTCTTTTCGCTCGGCTTTCGTAAGGCGCTTCACGACGCCACCCCCTCAGCCGCCGCTAACGCCAGCGCTCGGCCCTTCTCGGTCAGTTGCAGTTTCTGGCGGGCGGGCTTGTCTGCCGTCATGCCGGCCACTTCGATGTTGCCCAGATCGAGCAGCTCACGGCAGCGGCCGCACACGCTTGCCAGCGGCAGGCCGGTAGCGTCTGCCAACTGGTTGCGCGTCATCGCAATGCCAGCGCTGACCAGCGCCGCAACAATCGCGCCTTGCGAGGCCTTCATGCGGCCACTACGGCGGTGATCGCTAAACGCGGCGCGCTTCACTTCATTGCCGCTGGGTTGAAATGCGGTATTCATGCTGAAACCTCGCTAGCGGTTAGCGGTAATGACATCTGCAGCTCACGCTTCCAGTATTCAACGCGGGCCTCTAAGGGCCGCTTTTCGTATTTCCACTGCGCAAGCCCTCGCCCTTGAGCGCTGGCCAGCCCACGACGATCCTCCAACTCCTCACAGGCCTGATTGAATTGCTGCTGGGCACTGACTTCGCCGCGCAACAACTCATCAATGCGCAGGTCGCACCACACAGAAAAGTCGACATCGAGCCAGCGGGCGAAAGAGACAGCTAGCTTGGGGTGTAGCCACGTCCCGCCAT